GAAGATGACTGTCTGTGTAATTGTTAGATTTAATCTCAACGAATGGAACACTCCCCGCCGATTTGCAATATTGAATTGCTTCACTCATTGTAGGAATTATTTTTTCAGCATCTGTTAAATAGCCCAACCCAGCTCCTGTGTCGATTCTTAATGCTCTGATTTGAGCTAAAGTTAATGAGTCCACTCTACCAGTTCCGTTAGTAGTACGATCAACCGTATCATCATGCATGACTATCCATTTTCCATCCTTTGTAATACCGACATCAAATTCGATAAATCTGTGACGGGTTACCGACTTCAAGGCTAATGCCGAATTCTCAGGAAATTCAGTATTATTACCTCTATGAGCGCAAAAGTTTGTTGTATTACTTAAAAACTTGGGCCTTTCAATTGCTTGTTGATCATAGAACTGTTTAACCCCAAGCGGTGTAGTAAATTTATTACCAGATGAACCGGCTATCGCTTCACTTTCTGTTGCCGTGCCATAATTATCAACAGATCCCAAACCAATTTTTGCTTTTGTTAAATCGGTTTTCTTTGCTAGTGTTTCTTCTGCATCTGTTTGAGTTAAAAACGTATCGTCAGCATCTTCTTTTGTATAGGCTCCGACTTGTTCCGCAGTTACAGCATGAGGATTGTCTTCCCTCTTCGCAAATTCTTGAAAATCTTTTAAATCAGCTTTCAAATCCAAGTCACTTTCGTTAGCGAACCCCGACTTATTCAAAACAGTTAAAGGATTTAAGGACACCTTTAGTTGAATACCAACATAATCTGTTGTCACACTAGAAGCAGTGACGCCATTTGAACTATCGGTATGCGAGTTTATTTCAATAAAACCTTTAGAATCAATGAAATTACTATCAGTGACTTCTACCGTAAAATCAGTAAATTCAGTTGCATCTCCTTGAATTTTTGTAGAGTATGACCCAGTTGATTCTAAGAAAACACCGACCTTCAAATTCTTATTATTTGGTGACGTTGCTTTTGCTCGTGTCGTAATAGAAAAGGAAATAAAATTGTCCTTGATGTATTTGACTTTTTCTGCTAAAGTCATCCCTTCAAAAATTCGAGGCGCTAATTGTTCAATAGATACGATTGTATTATAGGAACCGCGATTTTGAGGAATGACACTTCCTTGACTTGAACCGACTGTTACACCTTGGTCATCTCTACCAGCTAACTTGTTATAGTTTTCTTGAGTAACCTCATTCCAAGGATCGGAAGGCTTTTTCAAGCTGGTTGACGTATAGTCAGTGTAGAAACTATGAGGATTAGCCGCGACGTTTCCGGCAACTTTTCCTGAGAAATCCATCATCAGCGGAATGACAACTGGACCAGAAAACAATTGAATTGCATCGGCATTTGTTAAACGGCTACTAAAATCAGCTTGCAGACGATTTTGCAACGTATTCTGTTTCACACCTTGCGAGTCTGTCCGAGCTTGGACAATTTCTGGGTTGCTATCGCCTGACTCTGCCACTAGATCGTCAAAGTCATTACGTAATGCATCAAATTCCTGTTTGTTCTGATTTGCACGTCCTACTGCTTGGTTAGAACTTTCAACGGCTGTTTTTGAATCTGCGATAGCTTGATCAGCCTTCTTATTCGCCTCGGCTCCAGCAGTTTCAGCAATTTTCTTCGCTTCTTGTCCAGCAGTCGTAGCAATGTTGGTAGCTTCGGTCGCAGCAGTAGATGCCGTTTGTCTTGCTTCTGCCGCCGCTGTGTCTGCTGTTGTCTTCGCTGCTTGTCCGGCATCTGTAGCAATCTTTTTAGCGTCTTTGATCCCTTGATCCAACTCGGCACCATATTGATCAACTTTATTTGAAGACGTGTTCGCTAAATCGATCGCCTGGTTAATTTTCCCACGCCCAGCATTCAGCGTGTCTGTTTCTTGGATATGCTCAACAGCCAAAATGATCACCTACCTATTCATTAATTTTTCTAATTGAATCAATTGTCATTTTTTGCTCGATGTGGTCACCGAGTAAAATAAAAGAACTAACTGTTTGATCAGTCAGTTCTTCATAAAGTTCATCCATTGTTTTATTTGTTTCAGCGTCAAACTCTTCACCGCTGATTTTTTTCACTTTAATTTTCATTAAAACTGTCCTCCTAGTTGAGACTGAATAAATACGCGACAAGTCACTTGTGCTTCAATACGAGCAAGCTTGTTCGGTTTAATTTTGATTGTGTGGTTTCCACGTTGAATCTTCCCACTGCTTGTCTTTCTCAGATAGTCTACGATATTCAACCGACTTTGACTTGTTTCATGTTTAGGAATAGTCGTTCCATCAACAATAATGTCAACACTAGATGCCGACTCACTCGCTTGGAAAATTCCCCATTCTAAAGGATGCGTATGTTCTGGCAGCACTACATTATGTTTATGGCTTGGTAGCTTCACATTGTGTCTATGACTTGGTAATGTCACTTTATGAGTATGACTAGGGATCGTCACTCTATGTGAGTGATTAGGTATGTTAATACCGAAGCCGTGTGAGTGACTAGGAATACTGATGTTGAATCCATGAGAATGACTTGGTACATCAACAGTGTGCGCGTGATTTCCTGATGAACTAGCTGTTCTAAATGTACTGCCAGCCCCTTCTGCATATAAAACACCACTACCACCAGCAACATACATTGACTTTGTTGCTGGTGGTGTTGGACCTGGTCTAACATTAAACATAACATGATCATGATTTCCCCCAGCACTAGAAGACCTCAAAGAACCGCCGCCAGCATTTGTTGACCCACCTTGATACGATCCTCCGCCTGCACTTGTAGACCCACCTTGGTATGAACCACCACCGCTAGTCGTAGATGCCACAGAACCGCCGCCGCCTTGACTGGTAACAACACTTGAGCCACCAGACTCGCTAGTAATTACTGTAGAACCGCCCGACTCACTTGTGATAGTTTTTGCACCGCCGCCTTTCACTGCTTTCGTGTATCCGCGATAACGCTTCGTTTTGAAGGTCAGTTCAACAGTATTCACATGGAAAACATCATCATCCAAGTAAAATTCTATTTCAGCCGGGTATGCTGATTCGCAATTGTCTTGGTATGAATAATTCAAGATGTTTGTTGCACCTTGAGAATACGTTTCATTGATTTGCTGTTTTCGGTTGAGGTCAGACATTGTTGTGTTGATGTCATCCTTCAAGTTACCAAGTTCTAACTCAAGTTCCTGCGGCGCTCCAAATACATCTGATTTAGACTCCTTCTTTATCCGCAAGTTAAAAGACCCGTACTCGTTTGTATTAATCATCACGACAGTTCCTTGTCGCAACTTATCAATATCAAGTGGTGAATCAGTCAGCTTGATTAAATCTGCTGCCTTAACTTTCCAAGATACTTTTGGAATCGACCATTTTTTCAACATATTTAACGCATTGTCTTTTAAAGCTTGTGCAATGGTAAAACGCTGATCCACCCAAACGTATTCGATTAATCCATACTTTTTGATAGAGTCAGTATCTTCTACATATTCTTTACCGTCATTCACTGATTTAATATTCAGCTGATTGATGCCTTCACCGGCTCCCAAAGGGTACACTCGATTCACTAGGTTATTAGGATCGCTTTCTATTTCGAACCCTTCCATGTTGTAGCCTTCTTGAATCCGACAAATCGGTTCAGTCGGTGGCTTAACAAGGGATAGCTCAAATGGATAAACTTGCGTATTCCATTGCCAAATATAATCTTCATCAAATGCTGCCGGAATAGAAAACAATGCATCAGCAAGGCCGTTCTCATTTTCCCATGCATAGCTGAAATACCTTGTGAACTCACATTTCTTAAGAACCCAATGCTTTGTTTTTTGCTTACCTAGAATGTAATTGATCACATCTGTAGTTGTTCGATTAACTAATTCATGATAACCAAAAAGGACGCTATCCAATAACGTCCCTAGCACATGCATTGCAGTGTATTTAATTGTGTAATTGCTTTTGTCTTTCTGGATCGTTGACGGCATTATCCGATATAATCCGATGTATTCATCTTCATTATCCGTAAGCTCCACATACTGCAAAGCTTGAATCATTGCGTTTTTCGTGTCATATAATGGCATCGAAAATTCAATTGATCCGATTTCATTTTCAATTTTTTCATACCCAACATCGTAAGCATTTTCTAGGATAGCTGTATACTCACGACTTAGGTTCATTGCCATTAACAAGTAATCAGCTCCCTATAAATATCGATTCGAATATTTTATTGTCAATTGAAAATCACCATCACGACCACTAACATATAATGGTTCTTGAGGATAGATGTAAAAATCGTTCATAGGTCGAATCAATGCTTTTCCATTTTTGGTAATATTAAACGTTTGAGTATCAATTTCAATTGTTGCATTATCGAAGTCACCCAAATTGATTGTGTCGCTACGAGTTCGAATCTGCACATCTCGACCCATACCTTTGATAGTAATAAGTGGCTTCACTTTTAAACCTTCAACCGTTGGGTAAATTTCAAACGGCTGCGCTTCTTTACCTGTGTCACCCATCAGATAGCCTTGGTGTTGGAAAGTGATAATATCAGACCCCCAATAAGCGCCACCTTCAAAAATGATCGGCATTAGAACGGCGCCCGATCCAGTATTCCCTAACAAATAGTTCGCCTGAAATGTAATGATTTCTGATCCCCACATTACGGACGTTGCATCGCTTTTCGTATACTTGTACGGATCACCGCAAGTGATTGTGAAACTACCAGTCGCCCAATAATGACCAGAATCTACTTTATCTATTGTTGCCTTTGTTCCTTTGAAGATCATTTCTGGTTCATCGTTGAACCAAATTGGAACTTCTTTTTCGGTGAACAAAGCCACGTTCAGTTTGTTGAACTTGTCTCTGTAAGATGAATCATCTTCGGCTTTCAAAAAGAACTTAACTTCAAGCTCTCGTGCTGGAATTCGATTATAGATGTGTCTTTCGCCATCTCGAATTCCAAGTTGAGAATACTCGTTATTCGTTTCAAAAAGTTCCCTTCCCTCAACATCAAGTGTTGTGTATCCAGGAACCAAGTCCTCTAAAAATTTGCCATCGATGTTCATTGCTCTTGCAGGTAATTTCTTTTCAAGTGTTACTGTCATCGGAAACTACCTCGCAATCCACGCCGTCCATCTTGGCGTTGTTGTCTCTTGTACAAGGCCTCTGCAATTTTTTCGATGTCAGCCTTTTCTCGTACAACAAACGTTGCTCCGTCCATCATGCCGTGGTTATCAATGATTACTGAAGAATCCCCACCGTATTCACCGCTTGCTTGTCTTGCGCTTATATTTTGTGCATCAATCGATGCTGCAGCAAATGACAATTGAGTGTTCAACGAATCATCTGTAAATGGACTTGTATCAATACTATTGGTAATTATGTCCTGTATTTCGCCTGCAACCCCTAAGATTGTTCGCTTAACGTTAGAAAATCGATCTATTAGACCATTGTTTAGTGAATCCATAATCGCGTTACCAGCTGGGATCAAAAGTTTCTTATCGTAATTAATTGGCCCTTTGTGATCTTTAATCCAATCACCAATACCGCCGATAAAGCTTTTTACATCTTCATACTTTTGTCTAAGTCCATTCAAGAACCCTTCGATGATCGCTTGACCAGCAGCGAAAAGATCAATTTGAGATAATGAATCGAATACGCCTCTTATTGTTTCAATCGCATTAGATACAGTGTTTTTGGCGCCTTCCATGAAGTTTGAAATTGTAGCGACAATACCTTCAAAGATGCTAGAAACAATCTGTTTGATTCCTTCCCAAACCTGTGACCAGTCACCCTTGATTGCTCCTGTGATTGCTTTAATTATCCCTTGAATCACACCCATCACGGTTTGAATGACAATACTAATCTGATTAAAGATGGTAGTTATCGTTGATAGCAAATTATTCACCACACCAGTGATCAGGGCTTTAATCGCTCCCCATACTGCTGAGGTGAAATTCTGGATCGTTGATCCCCATGTGTTCCAAAATGTTTGGATATTGGTCAACACGGTTTGAATTACTAATTGAACCAAATTAAGAATGGATTGGATGGTCGTCATAATTGAATTCCAAATAGTCTGAGCAGTTGTCAAAAATGATTGTTGGTTTGCATTCCACCATGCAGTGACTGCACCCCAAATCGTTTGAATAAACTGAGCTATTCCAGAAATAAGTGGACTCAATAATTCAGAAATAGTTGTCCATATTTGAATGACTGCTTCTTTGAATCCCTCATTCGTATTCCATAGATAAACAAATGCAGCGGTTAAAGCTCCGACTGCAATTGCTACCACACCAACTGGTCCTAATAGCGTTGTGAACACTGTGATTAAACCTTTGATTCCAAGATTCGAAAGACCTAGGAAAACTGTTTTTAATGCTCCTGCTGCAACAGATAATTTACTAAAAATGGCTACCACACTGGTAACAGCTTTGAATGCTCCGAATCCAGCAACTAGGGCTGTTACTGCAACTCCTAAGCCTTTCATAATTCCCTCGTTAGCACGAACCCAATCAATCATTTTCTGTAATGCTGGCACGACTGTATTCATGACTACTTCCATAACTGCCGCACTCAGATCCCAAAAGATTTGAAGTACCTTATCCAAAATAGGAACGACAAATTCCACAATCCCATCAAAGGCCATTCGAAAAACATCGATCGCTAACGGGATTGCGTAGGATAACACTGTTGTAATTCCAACAGCCCATGTGCTAATAATTCCACCTAGTTTAGTGAAAACTGGCTCTAAGGAAACAAGCAAGCTTCTAAAGGAATCATCAAGTTCAGTCAATCGATCCTTTACTTGATAGCCCATGTTCTTTACATTCGCTACTACTTGGCCAAAGGCAAACTTTAAATTTGCAATTAACCCTGTGAAGGCTGATGGCAAACCAACTGAACCGAACATGCTTGTAAAAGCTTCTTGTACGTATGGAATTGATGCTTTAATCAGAGTAACGATTGCACCAGGTATCGCTTTGACAATGTTCATCACCATCGGGATAAAGTTTCCAACAAAGAATGTTGACGTTGTTTCGGCTAATTGATTTAAAGATGGTTGAATGTCATGGCCAAGAGCCATTTTACCAAGGACGTTAGACGCTGCGGCTTTCATTGCTGCAAATGATCCACTAAAGGTTTCAGAGGCTTCTTTTGCGGTTGTACCTGTAATGTCTAAGTTTTCTTGAATAGCATGGATTGCGTTGTAAACGTCACTCAAATTATTAATGTCGTACTTAACACCCGTGAGCTTTTCGGCATCGGCAAGTAGTCGCTTCATTTCTTCTTGGGTACCGCCGTAACCTAGTTTCAAGTTATCAAGCATGGTATAGTTCTGTTTTGCGAACCCTTGATAGGCGTTTTGAATATCGCCCATGTTTGTACCCATCTTGTTGGCATTATCTGACATGTCGATCATGGCCATGTTTGCAACGTCTGCGGCTTTTTCGGTGTCGCCACCTACCGACTGCAGCAAACTAGCACTAAAACTTGTCACGTTTTCCATGTAATCATTGGCAGACAAGCCAGAAGTCCTGTACGCTTCATCCGCATATTTTTTTACTTTATCCGCACTACCTTTAAACAGTGTTTCGATACCACCAAGGGATTGTTGAAGATTAGCACCTTCAGTTAGAGCCGCACCGATTGATTTTCCGATTGCTGCAGTAGCAATCACGCCTTTTACAACCGTAACCAATCTACTAGCTAGATTATTCCCAGCGCTGGTACCTGCTGCCGAGGCTTCTGGGTCTAGTTGATTTCTGATTGCTCCGCTGATTCCTTTTGCAGATGGTACAATCTGAACATAAGCCTGACCTAAATCCGTTGCCATTAATCTCCACCTCCGCTCGCTGCTTGTTTAAGTAACTCTTTTCTTCTTTCTTCGAAATCCTCGCCTGAATTGAATACGACTGTTTCTCTTTGCTTCGTTTTGTTTTGATTGAATGCATCCAAGATCATTGGTGGACGGTTTCTCCCTTTCTGGCCATCTTTCGTCTTAGTCCATAAAAGGACGCTGATTTTGTCAGACAGACCAGCCAAAAGAAGAGTTTCCATTGGAATGATTTGATTACTCATTCGCATTTTGATTCTGGAATCTTCACTTAAACCACAAGAAAAGACAGCTACCCTCAATAAAGGTAACTGCCTATAGTCGTATATTTGATAAGTCTCGGCTAGATCACAAATCAATGCATCTTCATCGAGCTTGATCATTCTAGCAAGGGTTATTATTTTTTTATTTCGGCCTGCTTTTGCAGAATTTCTGTAATTTCCGCCTCCATTAATTCGCTAGGAACAAATCCATCCTTAGTCCGCAAATGATCCTTTAATTTTTTGGTCTGTTCTTTACCTAACATGAGGTTAACAACTTTCCCCATTAAAAGAGGATTATCTTCTAATTCCCCAAGCGTTTCCGCCAATTCATAGTTATTAAGACGGTCTTTAGAAATGTTGTAATCAAATCCTGATTTCGTTGTTCCTTGCAAGTTGTCCTTTTTGGCCATTATTCGCCGCCTCCTTCAGATGAACTCCCGATTTTCTGAATGTATTCATAGTGAGTGTTTCCGTCAGTATCGGGAAGTGCTGCAATCGTTGTTTCGTAACCACTAGGTTCATTATCCTTATAACCAATTTCGCCCACCTCTGAAACTTTACCAATAGGAATAACAATACGTTTCCAGACGCCGCCTTTTAGTTCCATTTCAGCCACTAGGACATGTTCTTTCATAGGTGTCGAATTGGCTTTGATTGTAATTCCTGTATCTAAGGTTCCACTCACATTGTTTTCGCCGTAAACTTCTTTCAGCACATATATATTTAATGCTTCAATCAATGTATAGGAGAAAGTATCGGGCTTTTCTGTTTGCACATTATCAACAACATCGCCGCCCCAAGCCTTGATATTGTCTGTTTCTGGTGAGTTTGAGTTAGTCATTCCATCTTCTGAAATATACCCTAAACTCTTAAAAGCATCGTCAAGTTTTGTAACTGCGTCTTTTGGTAACACAGTTCCCAGCGGAGCTGAATAAATGGCACCGCCTATTTTCGGTTTTGCTGTTGTCACATTTTGTACATCTGACATATATTTACCTCCTAATAATGATTAATGTCATATACCGCTTGATAGCGATATTCTTTCGTTTCTGTATCCGTAAAGTTGTAGTCACTGTTGAGCTTAATCTTACTGATAGAATTAAGTGTAATCATTGATTCAACAGCAGCTTTTAATTCTTCGTTTAATGCTGCAGCCTCGTACAAAGAAGGAGCATAGCTTTGAAAAGCAAAAGTTGAAGATAGCAAATAATTGTTGCTGCCACCGCTAGTTTTTTCAAAGAGAACATACTTTTCCGGCGGTTTTTCTGGACGCTCTAAAAAAGACGGTACAGTTAAATGACCGTCAAGAAATTCTTTAATTACAATCTCGATCACTTAGCGCACCGCCTTCAAAAGTGTATTGTTCTTCTTATTGTCTCGTTTTGCTTTGTAAGAGTCCGCATAAACCATCGCATTCGCCCGTGTCTTTCCGACATATACATCCTGAGCGTATCCTTCGCCTGCACGATTTTTAATCGCTGTTGCCTTCTCTTCTAAAACGCCCTGCATTTCGGCAGATTTTAGCAATTGGCCAACACCATCATGATTCAGCTTGAATTTCATTTTAGCCATAGCGTTCCACCATCACTTTCTTATTCCAGTCGAGCGGAAGTAATTCTTCGATCCCTTCAAGTGGGATACCAAAAGTTCTCCAGCGCTTTCCAAAGAATTTCACTTCTTTATTTTCCCAATCGTGTGAGTCTCCTTTGGGAATAGCTAACGTATACACGGCTTTTTTCCCTGTCAGACTCAATTGATTAACAACATCATCGGAAGATGTTGGTTGAATCAATACATTTTCGATTTCAATATCTTTGTCTTGATATGTTGGTTTCCCGAAAGGGTCTTTTCCATCTTCGACTTTATCAACAAGGATAATTGTTATGCCTTTCAATTTGGCCATAAGGTTCAATCACTCCCATTCTTTGACGGCGTAAACCTAAACGTTTAAGCTCTGTATCTTTGATGAACAAGCCTCCGCCTGGAACAAGATAGGAGCCTGAAACGCTATAGCCCATTGCTCCCTCTGCGAACTGCGTCATTGGTTCCTGATCAGTTGAGGTCATAAGTGTACGAGCAACCACATCGACCACTACAGACTTAACGACAGTCGCATAGGATGGACGTTCCTTTGTCATCGCGTCTAGGTCTTTGCCGACTTTGTGTGCTTCCTCTCTCAACGAATCGGAAACGACCTCAAGTAGCGACTCTGCACGATCCACTTCATCCATCTTAAGAGTGCGCCATAAATTACTTAAATCAGTAATCGTTGCGAATGATTGCATGTGATCACTCTCCTTGCGACATCATCAAATCATACAATTCTTGTTTTTTAGCGCGCGGATCATACTTGATCTTCATTGCGTCTAATTCCTGCATAATGTCTTTTTTAGTTACATCTGCTAGGTCATCAGATGCAATGTTTGCTGCATCCTCTTGTTCAGGTTCATTGACTGGTGTTGGTTCTTCAATTTCTTGAGTATCATTAACCTGTTCTTGTTCTTCATCGATTAGCTTCCAGTTTCCGCCGCTAACAATGCAAGGCGTGGTAATGACCACGCCTGTTCTTGTATTTTTGTAATTCATGCTATTCGCCACCTCCGGTAGTTTTAACAATACGAGCAAAGCTATTAGCATCCATGATGCCCCATCCTAAGAATGTTTCAGAACGTAGGTAAACTTGGTTGTATCCTTTCAAGTCATTTCCTGAGTTGTCTGGATCACCATATTGGATGATTTCTAAAGGAATCTCTTTTGCAAATCCCCATTGGAAGTAATTGGCAAAATCTCCAATGATTGCAACGTCATTAGATCCACCGGAAACCGTATTATTAATATCAGCTTTTAGACCATTGATAGAACCTGGATTAGCACCCCAAGCAAGTTCAGGGAACAAGCGAATATTTGTGTCTCCGCCAGTGCGCATTGCTGCTAGTGCTGCCGAGAACTGTGTATCTGCTGCTAAACCTGTCACAATACCTTCCTCACCTTGAATCAATGCGACAGCTGCTTCGATGTTTGCATCTGGATCAGTTGGAGAGAAAGTAACTGTTTGAGTTACCTTGCTGTCAAAATGTTTGTCGCCAATGACTGTAGAAGCTGCGCCAGTACGTGGGTTAATTCCGTGAAATGCCATTAAATCAATACCACGAGCCAGCTTTTTAGCATATCCTTCATTAAATCCTTTGATCACGTCAATTTTCTTTTCATCAGATGAGTACAAGAATTCGTCAGAAACACGCGCGCCATACTCAACTTTGATAGGCACCATTTTAACTGGCTCTAATGAAATGCCACCGTGTGTCTTTTTGCCATTTTCAGCGACAATGTCAATTTCAGAATCCATCGTGAAAGTAAACTCTGTTTTTCCGTCAAACGGAATCGCCTCTTGTTGCGAAAGAATAGCTAACGAACTTTTCCCTTTTACCTTGTTAATTAAATCTGTTACTAACTCTGGTTCAAATAAACTACCTCTTGATAATGTTGTCATATTGTTATTCTCCCTCTTTATTTAATCCTTCGATTAATTTTTTATATGCGTTGTCTTTCTCATCGCCTAATTGCGGTTCTGGATCACGTAAAGGTGGTACTGGCTTCTGAGACTTAACAAATCCAGAAAGACGCTCTGCATCAGCTTTCAAACTATCTTCATCCTCGCCAACTAAACGGTCAGCAAGATCAAGCGGTAATCCGTTTTGAATGGCAATTCGTGTTCTTAAGTTAGCCGTTTCATAGCTAGTCACTTTTGCATTCAACTCAGAAATTGTTTGATCATATTGTGAAGCTGCATTTTTTGATTCCTCTGCAGCAGTCTTTAAAGCACCAACTTCTTTTTCTAGTTCCTCATTACGAGTTTTGAGCTGGTCATAATCACCAAATTGCTTTTCTAAGGACTCCTTTTGACGGTCCAAGCGCGCCTGAATAATTTGGTCCAACTCTTGTTGCGTTTCAATTACTTTAAAATCTGACATGTTAAACGTCCTTTCTCCTGCTTGCCCGGCAGTTCGGTAATTTTGTGTATTAAAAAAACGGCTTCCGAAAAAGTCGCTTAATACCTGATTTGTTGTTTTTTCTTAGGCTTGTTATTGTGACAAGCCCAATGCGCAAGTAACGCGCTATCCATAAGACTAATATCCATATCATCAAAAAGTGATTTATAACCAAAGCCGCCGCTAGTGCCGATGTTCCGCTTATCACAGTTAGTGACTACCATAGACAGTGACGGTTGATCATTGTGACAAAGTGTTTTCTGATATATGCCTTGTTCCCATGTAGAGTTTGCATTGATGATCTCTTTGACGGTTGGCAGCACTGGTGCTTTCAGTCCAAAGTCTTTCATTTCCTGCGTCAAAATACTTTGACCGCTTTGGCCATCTATTACTACTTGTTCAACATCCGCATTTTTCAAGAAATTAATGAGCCATTGGTTACCGTTTCGAATAGATTGACAGTCGATAACTTCAACAAATACTTTTCCAGACAGTGTTTTGACAGCTACACTCATAGCTACGTTAGCGCCATCGTTGCCGTATTTGATCCCAACAAAGAGTTTGCCTTTCATTACCGGCAGCCGTTTTACTTTCAGCGCATGCCATTCACCTTCTGAAATAGCAGATTTTTGATTGTACTTAGGCCAGTAGCCTAACCGTTGAACATTGTGGTCAAGTTTGTCATCGCCAAGCTCAGCTTCAATTTTACGCTCGTTCAAATGGTATCCCATTGACGGATTTGAATTATACCAGGCTTCAATATCCCGTATATCCTTCATTTCATCGACGGACCATTCCGCCCAGCCAGAATATTTATTTTTCCTGGCTAAAGTAGCATCACGGTAATTCATGAACACTGTCCCGCCGGAAACTGGCGTTGGTGGTGTTCCGCACATGATCGTCATAGGATTGTCACTATCAGATACCGTATATTTTAAGGCAGACTCTTGTTCAGTCGTATACTCTTGCGCTTCATCGACTATGAGCAGATCAAATCCTTCACCAAGACCACCGCTGGAAGTTCTTGTCCGAAATTGAATAACCCCACCACTTTTATACAGTTCTAATCGCTCTTGCCCCTTTGCCTTAATGGAATTGAAGTCTTCGCCTTCTACATACCCCGAATCTTCAAGAAGTTTTTTCACTTGTTCGAATGAAGAATGCGACGTGCTAATCCTATGAGCAGTGTGTAATATTCTGAGTCCTTCTTCTAGTGCATCTAACTCGACTATATACACAATTTCTGTTTTACCATTTCTACGAGGTATTGAAAAACCAAACTTTTGATGGATCCATAATTCCTCATCATCTATAGCCATAATGGGATTCAGCATGTTTCCTTGCCATTCGTAACATTTACGGCCTGTTCGTTGATAGCGATCAATCGCTCGTTGAGACATAGATTTGTCTTCTGAGAGAATTACCGATTGAGTAGGATGCTGATTACCAAGTCTTACTTTAGTAGTCATAATGATCCCCTTTCAATCTCATTCATGCATGATAACCCTATCGCTGGGTTGTACTAAATTTTAATCGCTTTGTTCTCCCATTTCTTGTATGCATCAAAATAAATTTCTGATTTGTCCCCATTAAAGGTCAACTCATAATACATTCCGTCAAAAAGATTTGTGCTGAGTAAAGCTTTGTTGTTTTGCAACGTCTTGCATTGCCATACAACAAAAACATCCTCAGTATCAATTTCTTTTTGATCACTCTTATCAAGATGTTGATTGGCATAATCAGCAACCAACTTTTTACATTTTTCAATAAAAATTCCGTTATCCATTATTTTTTACCTCCGCTAATGCATAGCCTGCTGTACTTGTATTGTTAAATACTGCTTGACGTGTCACACCAGTGGCTTTTCCGGTATAAGAGAAAGAAAATCCAGTGGTAGTCGGTCTAAAATCTGTTACATCATTAAAGTGATAAGTTTGTCCATTGTTTGTAAATACAATTAATTCCATTTTTCAAAAATAAAAAACCCATTCTCAGGACTCAAATTCGTTGTCAACTAAAACTTGATGTAGAACAATCCCCATGCGGTTCACCATATCTTCATCATGCTCATCGTAGCCAGCCTCATTCAAAATGGCGTGAGTCAGTTCATGCGCAAAAATTTGATTTTTTCGCTCATCAGACATACTAGCTAATATCTTGATTTCACATTTTTGATAATCACAGGAGCCACCGTAATTTTTATCACCTGATATTTCTACAAATGGAACTTCTACAACTTGATAACTAACACCGCCCACTTTGACAGCGTCACTGTATATTTTCTTACCCATTATCTATGTGTCACCTTTCTTTTTTTCGAAAATGAAATCTGAAAATATCACATACTTGCAAATACAATAGAATCACGAAATAAGTTGATAAGAAATTTTGATTACCTGATAACGAACGCAAAGCATACACAATCAAAGTCAGTGGAATAGCCATCACAATATTAATGATAAAATCGGCTATAAGTTTACCTAACTGCTCAGGATTCATTATTTTATCCTCCAATCTGGCGGTTTTTTAACAGGTAATGCAAAAAGGCCCACAACCTCTTGCAAGGTCATTGGCTGCCATGGTGTATTCAGTCGTTCACCGTTCATTAGAACTCCTCCTATGGAAACATTATTTTAACCTTTTTTCTAAATTCCGGTTTAGCCTATCTTTTTGTACTCTGATTCTCTTGTTTAAGGATTTTCTTGTCTCTATTTTAGCGTCTTTCTGAGGGTCCCGCCATTTCTTAGAGTGAGAATCCTGAATTCCACGAGAATCTTTAGGATTGTACTCCACCGTGCAACGGCATCGGTCATGGCGCTGGTAAACATTGTCCGGTTCTTCGTGATAGGCGTATGTTCCGGCTAGGTTCTTACACCAGTCGCAGGCCTTGCCTTTGACCGTTCGAGTAATGGTTGGATTGAGTCCAGCCCTAGCATGGAAATCAACATTGGCTTTGATAGCATCATCTACCACTGACTGCGTAAAGTTGACAATCGGCTCTTGTAAGATCCATTTGACAGCATCAAAGTCCGCCTCGCTGGAAACACGATTGATAATACCGTCAACGCGGTCCTGATTGAGTACAGGAGATTGCGCTTTGAGCTTGATTCCGGCCGCTTGATTCAGTTCTGTTTGCACATCACCAGCAAAACCACTCACTAGCTCAAAATTCTTCTGCATAGTTGGATTGAGAATCCGGTCTGCAATATTGAAATACATTTTCCCGTCTGGCAAGACTTCGGCAGTGATATTAGTACCTAGGACATCAGCTAAAATCTCTCCAACTTCAATGGCAAAGTCATTTACATCAATGTATGTAGCCTTATTGGATTTTAGAGCTTGAAGCGATCTTTTTAACTTGGCGCTATTATAAGCTCGCTCATCAAATTGCGATTGGATTGCTTCTAAAAGACCTGGCACGATATCATCCATTGGTGTCAGCTCCTTTTACCCCAGTCAAATCACGAATAGTTTCACCATCCACAAAGCCTTCAATGGCTTGATTTAACTTGATTGCACCATCGCCGATAAGGCTCAACATACTTGCGTCAGCTTCAAAAAGTGGCTCCCACTTAGGGGTGGTATTTACAAATTGTTCTCGTAAATACGGAAAATCATCTCGCAAGCAAGCTGCTAAATAAGCTACGTTCAACAAACCAGCACCGATAGATCGTTGTGCCTTTCGCCCAGCTAGTCGCAAATTTTCATGGCTTGCTTTGATAGCCTCCACGGATGATGGATTATCAGACACAAAGCCTAAGTCATCCAGTGTCAATCCAGTCTCACCAGCAAATCCTGCTGCTGCTGTTTTAAGCTGCTCGGTAAATGGTGACATGCTTGGTGTTGTAAATTGTCCAAGAGTAGGCTTGTCTCCATCATCGTCTTTCGTGAATTGCAACATCGATGACACTGTAGCTTTCCACGTCTCCATCGGTTCGGCATCATTAGATAATCCTGTCACATATTTTTGCGGAAAACTGTAAAATTCTGCTGTAACATCAGCACGCTCAAGAGTACGCTTGGCATAACGTTGCCAATACATGCCCGATCTTGTAATTCTTGACCGTCCGAACGGTCGCACAGCATCCGGTCGATGAACGATTGGAACTAATAACGGATGTCCTGTTGGATTATTAATATGGAAATCCTTTATATTTTTATCCGCGTAATGATAAATTGTATATCCGCTGGTAAAGTACGCTTCTAACGCTGGAGATCCTTTGTCATCTCGTTCCAACACTGCATAACCTTCTGTCAAAAGTCCTGTGATGGGGTCAATAATTCCAGTAGCATCGCTGGCTTCAATAACCTGTAATCGTGGTAAGTCGTTCTCGACTTTGGAGATGTAAACAAAAGAACACGATGCAATCAAAGCTGAAAGCACCGTGCTGTCAAAAAATACATCTGGATTATTTGCTTGAAAAATTTCATTGACCTCAAAATCATCATTTGTGAACTCACGAAAAACAAGTCGATCGGCTAAACTATCCACCGCTTTTGCAGACCAGCCTAAGACTGATCTATAACGCCCTCTCACTTGTTGAGGAATCGTGACACTAACATCTTGATCAATGTACTTCATAGAGTATTGCCTATAACGCATATTCACCCTGCTTTGGCGTGATATCAGCTTTCTTCGAAGATAGTCTATTCCTTTTTTACTCATAACATCGCTCCTTTCAATGTCGCGCGAGAAAAAATGTACAGTGACGGCGTGAAGTACGGAGTAACCCAGAGGGAGGGGGCTATGCCCCCCCCATAGTTTCTTTAAAAATATTTTCAGATTTAAAAAATAAAATTAATAAATAATAAATTAATATAAATATTTTTTTATTAATCATAAACCTTTTAGTAAGTTGCTCAATGCTTGCTTAGTTCGTTCCGTCTTGTCGGTATCGACTCCGTGCTTGCTTTCATATTCAGATTCAATCTGTTGCATAGCTTTTTGTTTAGCGACTTTAATTTCTTTGTCACGCTTTAATTTATTATCATTGTAATTTCTTTCGGCAACTTGTTTCATCCTGTCTCTTATACACATCTCCGAGCCCACGAGACG